CAGACACACGACATTGAGACAAACATTATCGAAATTGAGAATCTCTTGTTTGAGGTCGAGGTAGGTCACAGATGGTAGATTATGCCGTTATTACCGCGAAAGACGAAGCCGATACCATCGGTGAACTCATTGACGCGCTCCGAGAGCAGGGTATTTATTCCGTTGTGATAAACGATGGCAGCCGGGATGATACCGGGTTTATCGCGGAGAGCAAGGGCGCGGTTGTTGAAGGAATTGCGCGTAGTTTATTAGAAGCGTGGCAGTTTGCAGTAAACCAGCGCGCGGATCGTATTGTACAACTTGACGCGGGGGGAAGTCATGACCCGCGAGAGGCTAGAAAGTTGCTTGACGCGCTGCCCGGTTACAACATTGTCATCGGTTCAAGGTTCCTACCGGGATCCGTTTACGAGGGCAGGGATTGGCGGGCAAAAGGAAGCCGACTCGCCGCAAAGATGATGAACTTCGCAGCCACAGGCGCGTACCGGAAATACACGCTGACAGATTGGACTAGCGGGTACAGGGCGTTCACGAAAGACACACTCAAGCGGTTGTTACGTTGCGGGTACTATGAACGGATGTACCCCTGGCAAATCGAGGTACTCGTTGAAGCGGTCAACCTGGGGATGCGGTTTACAGAAGTACCGATCACCTACAAGGCGGGCGGGTCAAGTTTCAAATTCAGAATGCTAGACGGCGCGATCAGGCAATGGTTACGCATGTTGTACTCATAGGAGGCAGGGATGGCGGTTAGATCGACCATGACAAGATTAATGCAGTTGTTACGAGGGCTGACGAACGCGGGTACGGCTGATTACACCATCGGGCTGTTTACCTATTGGTCAAACGACCAATTACAGGACGCGCTTGATAGGCACTCCACTTTCGTGAAGGATGAACCGCTGTATCCGAAGAAGTCGCTTGAATCAGGCGGGGCGATCTCTTACTACGATTACCAATCAAAATACCGCTTCTTTGAGAGTACAGACGGGGGAACGCTCCGCTTTATCGTCAAGGATAGCACGGGGACAGCGCAAACCGGATGGACGGCGAACTATGAGAATGGGGAGATCACATTCTCCACCGATCAGGCGGGCGCTGTTTACTACCTTACCGGTACATCATTTGACGTGTACGCCGCGGCCGCTGACGTGTGGTATCAGAAAGCTGCTCACGCCGCTGACATGATAGATTTTTCCACCGACGGCCACAACATCAAACGCAGTCACCTTGTACAGACCGCGCTCAAAATGGCGCAGAAATACGAGAGCATGGCGGGCGCTCCGGTTGGTAGTACATCAACGGGTGAGATGGTCAGGAGCGACCTGCAATGACACAAGGATTATCCGCTAACGAACTCGCGCAGATACGGGCTGACATAGCGGGGTTACTGCCTGATACGTGTGACATTTTAGCGGTCACCAGAACCAGCGACGGCGCGGGGAGCTGGGTAGAGACATGGGGAACCGCAACGGCTGATGTACCATGCCGGTTGGACTTCAGAAGTTACGGCAAAGAGGCTATGAATGCGGCGGCGCTTATCCCCTATAAAAGCGGGATTGTGTCAATGGAGTATGACGAAACCATCACAACGGCGAACAGAATACTGCTCAATGGCGTTACCTATAACATCACGGGTGTAAACGATAATCAGGCGTGGATCGGCGTCAAGCGGGTGAGCGTGGAGCGTGTACCGTGATTAGTTACCACGTGAAAATTGATACAAAAGCGCTTGAAAGTTATGGCGAAGAAGTCAAAAAGAAAATGCCGGGTATTGTCAAAAAAAACGCGTTTGCCATACAAGCCAACGCCGCGAAGAACGCGCCGGTATTGACAGGTGCATTACGTAATTCCATATCCGCCACGCCGGATTCTTACTTGCGTTGGGAGATCGGTGACGGTGTCGAATACTGCGCGGCGCAGGAATTAGGAACGTCTCGCGGTATATCTGCTAAACACTTTTTGGGTAATGCGTGTGAAGCGCAGGCGGAAAAGTTTTTCAAAGAAATTATGGAGGCGCTAAAGGGATGAGTATAGGGGCGCTGAACACCGCAATTTACAGCACGATAGGCGGCACGGTCACGAACGCGGGGACGGCGGTTTACTACCTCGCCGCGCCTGATAATCAAGCCCTGCCATACGTGATTTGGGATTATGTCGCTGACCAGGATGAGAACTTTGACGCGAACAGGACGAAGAACAGCCTTGTATTCATCAGGGCGTTTGCAGCCACACCACAAGCAGCGGAGGCGATTGATGCACAAATAGACGCCAAGTTACACCTCCAGACATTGACCGTCACAGGATGGACTAACTTCTGGACGGCGCGGGAGAACGCGTATTCGAGTGAGTCAACAGACCAGGCAGGGCGTAAAGTGTTCATGGCCGGGGCTGAGTATCGTATCAGGAATGACCAATCCTAAAGGAGAACAAAATGGCAGAAATCACAGGTAAAGATTTGATCGTGAAATGGGCGACAACGGCGGGCGGGACAATCGACCTATCAGGCGATTATCGCACGCTCTCATACAAGCCCAGTATCGGAATGGCGAACGCTACGGCGGGCAGTGACGCGTTTGAGAGTTACATCGCAACCGTCAAGGACACACAGGTAAGCCTTACCGCAGTGTATCAGAGCGCGGGAACCGCTACAGAGGACGCGCTTGTAGAAGGTACGTTTGGCACGCTGACCATCCAGCCGGAAGGTACTGCAACCGGCAAGCGGAAGTATACCATCCCGGCGTTTGCTTTAGGCGCTAACTTTGACTGGAAATACAACGATTCCGTTGAATTCAAAGTAGAATTCCAGGGCAGCGGTACTCGTATCATCGGTACTAATTAGGCGGTGAGATGAGCGAAGTCACGCTAAAGGATGGAAAAATAATCCAGGTAGACGTATCAAGTATGACCGTTGCGGAGTGGCGCAGGTTCGTATCTCCGAATGGTACGGTAGCAGACGAGAACGCAATCATCACGAAATGCACCGGCTTGACCGCTGATGAAATTGAAAAGATGAACTATCAAGATTTCAGACGGTTGGTCAAAGCTATTGTGGTGAACGCACGGGAACCGCTGAATGACCCTTCCTAAGTAAGCGCGTCTATATGGCGTTCAAGTGGGGAGAGGACGCACCTCTTGAAGTCATACGCTGGCAGATGGCAGAACGCTTCGGGTGGACGCTTGAATACGTAGACGCGCTGAAAGTAAAGGATCTGCATGAGTATTTACAAATCGAAGATGGCAGAACAAAGGCGAGGTGATATTTGGGTACACGTGTAGCAAGCATTCTCGCTGAAATCGGGATAGATAGTTCCAAATTCACGTCCGGTTCTAAGGGCGTGATGTCAGGTATCAAAGACATGCTGGGCGGTTTAGGCAAAATCGGGCCGATAGCCGGAATCGCCACAGCCGCTTTTGGTATTCTGGTAGATCAACTCAATAAAGCGGAACAGGCAGCGGTAGAGTCGGCGAAGGTTGACGCGAAACTTGAGGCCGTGCTTAAGTCAACTGGAAACGCGGCGGGGCTTACGGCGGGGCAACTTGACGAATATGCAACGGCGATCAGTAAGGCATCCGGTTTAGACGATGAACTGGTAAAGAACGGTGAGGCTGTACTCGCTACGTTCACGAAGATCAGCGGCGCCGAGTTCCAGAGCGCAATGCAAGCGGCGGTGGATATGTCAGCCGTTTTGGGCGGCGACTTGCAGCAGTCGATTGTGCAGGTCGGTAAGGCAATGAATGACTTTAGCGGGTACACGGCGCTAAAGCGTGCCGGCGTATCGTTTACCGGTGAACAGATGGCGCAGATAGCACGGTTCAAGGAAATGAACGATCTCGTAGGCTATCAACAGATGCTACTGGCAGAATTGTCTACCGAGTTTGGCGGGGCTGCATCCGCTATCAACGCGGCTGGTGACGGCTCCGAGAATCTAAAGATAGCAATAGGAAACTTGCAAGAGGCAATCGGTGAGGGGCTTATTCCGGTAAAGAGGCGCTGGAATGAACTCATGACAGAGGTTGCTGACGGGCTGACGAATACAGTAGAAGCCGCGAATGACAACAAAACCGCTATGCAAGAACTGAACATGCAGTATTTCAACGGCGTCGGATATGTCAAGGACGGCGTAAGGGTTACAGCGGAATACGCAAACGAATTACTCACAGCACAGAATCACGCGAAGATCGTAGGCGAAGCGCTGAATGAGATGTACGGCGCGGGCTTTTCGTCTGCGGTGGGTTA